AAAATCAATAGCAGGTTTACCATTCTCCGTTACCAGACTCCCGCCTGATACGATCTTTGGCTGGCTGGCGGCTGTTGCCTGTGTAGCATCATTTGAATTGCCTGATTGATCGTACCAAGTGGTGACATGACCATCGCCAGCAATAGTGCCAGAAGTGGGAACATAGTCGCCTACGGTTGTGCCTTCTTCAAGCTGTGCGCCCCAGACGTAGATTCCTTTTGTCACATCTCCAACAAATGTTAAACTACCATTGTCGCTTGTGGCGGTTGTTGGGTCAAGGTAGACCTCAGGAGAAGATGCAAGCGCTCTAGTTACAATGCACCTATACCACCCATTGCCTGCGTCCTGAATTGACGCGGTTACACCAGCACTTACAGTTCCCACAGAACCAGTAGATAAGTTAAAATATGCTCCATTTGAATCAACACCGCTGTTTCTTAATGAAAGATATACCCAATCTCTACCAAGACCGCCTTTGATATATAAAGACCCAGTATACTGCCCTGCACTTACGGTTGTTCCACCAGCCAAATAAATAGTGTGAGCAGAATTATCTGTTGTTTCTATCATTGCATCGGCAGTCAAACTACCATCAGGGGCGTTTATAGCATTTGCAGTATAAGTTGTTCCAAAGTTAGTCCAAGTTTGAGAAGCGCCGCCAGTCCCGCCGCCCAAGATTTCTGATCTAAGCAGCAAGTTCTGCCCACCAACAAACGATGCCAGCGTCCCATCTTCAATCTCAGTAGGATTGAAATCCTGCTCGGTGTTATCAACTGACCGTCTGACACGCACCACATCGCCTGTATAGCCATCAGATACATGACGCAAGGAGTAAGCCGCAGCCGCCCCTGTGCCATAGTCAGCAGGTGCTACATCGCCAGCATTAACAAACTGCTCCAATGTCCCATCGTTAATCTGGGCAGGATTGAAGTCTTGCTCGGTATTGTCTACGCTTCTGCGTACCTTAACGACAGGATTATCCTGACCGCTTAGCGTTAATGGTCTGAGCGAATAAGCCGCAGCCGCATTGCGGAATCTATCCAACAGCAACGGTCTGAGGTCTGATGCTTTGCGTGTGATGCTACCTTGACCCATTATCTATTCACCCGAATAATCAAATCAAAATCATTGAATGGCTCATTTGTTGCGTATAGCTTAATTTCATCATCTGCGCTGGCTTCTGCTCGATACACCAATGCCCAGTCATCCTCAACTGAGAACACATCAGCAAACGCTACGCCTGATAGATCAATATCAAATATCGGGGTATCAGTAGACAAGATGCCGCTCACAGTAATCGTGGCGACATAAGGATCGGAGCCAGTCCAATCGCTTGTGGCATTTGAGCCTGTGACTGTGGCTGTAAATACCTGGCTGGTAGCATATCCAGCTAGTGCATGATCACCCCAACCATACGCTGTGTTCCAGTTTGTGGAGTTCCCGCCAGTTGCGGTAATTACTCCAATCACATCAACGCCAGTAGAGGCGGTCTCTAGTTTTTTAAGGTTGTCATAGTAAAGCCAGACACCGCCATTAGTACCAGCAATAAGATAATTTTCTGCACCAGTATAACTTTGCAAATACAGGTAGTTACTGGAACGCAAAATCAAATCACCAGTCCCAGTATCTTGAATGAAACTGCTTGACCCATTATGATATATCTGGAGATCATTGCCAGAGCCAAACTGCAACTGTGCATTATCATTAAGTCTAATATTATTAGAAGTCGTAGCCCCTCGACCAGTTACAGAATCTAAGGTGTCTGTTTCTGTGTAGGAAGTTAGATAACCAGCGGTGCTATGATCGCCCCATGAATAGGCTGTATCCCAGTTTCCAATCTGCGTCCCTGTAATCCCGCCTGCTGGGCTTGCGGTAAATACTGGGTCGGTCTCTGTGTAGCTTGTCAAATATCCTGCGGCTGAATGATCGCCCCATCCGTAGGCTGTATTCCAATTAGCGATGTCTGTGGCTGTAATGCCAAGATCAGCAAGGCTAACTCCATCTAGCGTGCTAAGTGCTAGTTGAACGGTAGTATCTGTGGCGGACAGCAAGCCAGAAAACCCACTAGCGTCCACCTCTGTCCCGCTGGCGTTTAGGGCTTCTGTTTCAAACCTGCCAGTAGCTTGGTTATAGCGCAAGATGTCATTATCAGACACTCCGTTAATGTGCGCCAATTCGTCATTGGCTAGGGATGAGCCAAATGTCGGGCGGATTTGTAATGAGCCTACCTGCTCCGACTTGGTGACTACCAGAGCGATAATGGTTTTCCAGTTTGGCGCTTCTGGTCTTGTTACTGTGAGCCCGCCAGCGTTGGCTGGGTCTGCCCACAAGATGTCGCCTTCTTCAAAGTCCGTAGTATCGAACTTACGCAAACGACCAAACGCTATAGCATATCCTCGCTCGCCTTGTGCAATATTAGCAGCTGCCAGCCCCATTAAGTTCTGAGAGCCTACGGATTGTCCGTTATAAGTCGGGGTAGATTTAGCCGCTAGGATTAGACCGCTGTTTCCTGCTGTCCCAACAGACATTAACAGGTCGCCTTTGCTGACTGCCTCTACTGCCTGCACTCGATAAAACAAGTCCTCGCCTACACGCTGTGTAACGCCATCATTCATCCCCAGATCAATAGTCCCAGCATCAGTATCCCAGACTAATTCACCTTCGGATTCAGCTTCTAAACCTGCGGCAATATCAAAAGTAACAGAATCAACTGTTAAATCATCAGTCCACTCCGTATCTTGATCAGTACCAGAAACTTTGACCAGTACCTGCCCAGTCGTGCCACCATCAGGAACGCCAGGACCAGTCGGACCTTGTGCGCCTTGTGCGCCTTGTGGACCTGCGCCTGCTACCTCAACCAGCGTGGTGACTTCCTCAGTAGTGCCGACCTCAGTTGTGGTGATCTGGATCTCGATGGTCATTCTGTCACCTCTGGTTGCACTGTGACATTGCCTGAGAGCCAAGTGCGAACATCTGGACTAGATGACTGCACATCCCATACCAAGTGGCTGTATGCAGCCAGAGAGCGTGTCTGTGTGTCTGTTAGCGACAACTCAGCACCACCAGCCACAGGATTGACCGCAAAGTCAGCAAGCAGAGAACCGCTGGGATAGAACCCATCACGCACCTGCGCCTTGAATGTATAGCCTGAAGTGTCAATCGGTGTGTCATCCTCAAGCAGTTTGACAGTGATCTGGTAGTCATCACCAGCCACAAACTCAATGTCGTATCTTGCAGACTTAGCCATCAAATATACCTCAATGCGTCATCGCCAATCCATTGGCGCAGTTTGTTTTCGTCTCTTGTCCAGTTGCCATCAGGTCTGTGACCGATGCCCAATCCTCTCTGACCTTGCAACCCCTTGATGCCAACCACTGTGTGGTCATTGTGCGTTGGTGATTTGACCGACTGCCAGAAATAAGCATCAATGGAATAGTTGCCATGCTTGATCGCTCTACCAATGGCAGACTGCATCACTGGCAACATTGACCGTTTGAACGCTGTCTGACAAAGCGCAGCGCCTCGATTGGTCATGACTCGCCATGACTTGCGCTCTAGGTTGTAGTAGCGTAGAGTCTGATCGCCTGTCGCTTCATGGTTTTGCAAATGCTTCAGGCAAGTCTCAATGTGTCTTGCGTCATACCAGTCGTCATCTTCCATGATGATGATCACATCACCTTTGGCAGCTTCCAGACCGTTGTTCATGTTGTTGGCAAGATTGCCTGCGCCTGATGGCATTGGGTCATGTATTTCGTTCGGCAATCCTAGCTTGTCGCCACCATTGCAGATCAGCCATTCAGTCGGCTGAATTGTCTGCCTTGCCATGTAATCAACCAGATGCTTGATGCCTGCTGGTCGGTTGCAGGTTGGCGTGATGACGCTGATGTTCATGCGTTCAATATCTGTTGAGCGATCTTCAGACTGTCGTGATGTTGCTCCACCCATGACCTCTGCGACCCTTCCTCAATGGCTTGCTGTGTTCTTTGTTCAACTTCAGCGTGAGTTGGTATAAATCCGCCACGCCCTGAATAGCTGTTCTGCATGTTGGTCAGCAAATCAGGAGGTCCAAGCAAAGCACTTTGATATGCTTGCCTGTGGTCATAGATAATGGTTGGCGCACCACACGCCATTGATTCAAGTGCTGCCCTGCCTGTGGCATACACGCACTTGGCTGATCTTAGAATGTCTCTTGCTTGCTCATGCGTTTTGTCTTTAACATGCAGGCAATCGGCAGGCACTTTGATTGGCGCTGTCCTGTAACTGTAACGCACCACAGGCTCTCTCAGATTGCCTGTATCGCTCCAGAACTTTAAGTCAATGGGTTGCCTTACAATATCGCAAAACAGCCCCCAGTGGCTTCTCACGCCTTCTGAGACGCACATCACCACATCAGTGCAATCTTGTGGCTTTTCGTCTTCAATAATTCCATGACTGACTAAAACCGACCTGTGCGCATACTGCAACAAGCGTTTGGTGTATTTAAGATTGGCAAAGATGCCCAGATCATACTGCTCATTTGGCGTGTCAGCTGGCTCGTATATTCCAACCTGATGACCCATTTCTTCAAACTTTTTGGCGAGAGTAGAGATCCAGCTTTGCACACCACCGATTGGTCGCTTGCCTTTCGGTGTATATTTGGCGCTCATCAATATCTTCAAAGCGTCTCACCCAATTCTGCACGATCAAAGCACTCAAGATTGGTCATGCGTGAGCAGTTGATCACCTCAACTCCCTGCGCTTTCAAACCATCAGCCAACAGATTCATGTGCGAGATCCACTGCTTAAAGTTTCCGCAGTTGCTCAGACCATGCGGATGGTCGCCATGCCAGTGCGACTTGCCATTGCTGAAACCCATATCAAAGCCCAACAAGATGATGCGCTTTGCACCCATGTTGTACACGACATGAATCGCCTGATGACCTGAGTTTCCACCAGTGCGTATCTCTCCGACCTTGCCAGACAGACCGCCACCAGTTGAGCCTGTGATGCGTCTTGCACCCCAGCGCTCACCGCCTTGCGCATAGCAGTATTTCTCACCCTCAAATGCGTGCGCTTCCTCGCCATGCTTATCCCACCACGCTCTGTCGCAGGCATACAAGATGTCTGCCCACAAAGCCAGTCGGAATGTGGTGTTGATCACACACACCTTGCCATTGCCAGCATCTCGCCAGCGTTTGACCAATTCAACATCATCCGTTGTCAGGCTAGGACCTGACGCAATCACAACCCAATCAGACACCAATCACCCTGTGTGGATGCAGTAGATATTCAAATGTTTTGGGAAGTTCTGTGGCAATCGTACCGACAACCACATTCTCACGATGCTCATACATCTGACCAACCATCAACAGAATGGCTTGCTTAATCTGAGCAGGTATCAGGTCAGCAGTGGCGGGTGAGTCCCCTGACGCATAGCCGACTGTGACATTGATTGTGAGTCCACTCAAGCCTTCTTTGACATCGGGCGGCTCTAACACTCGGATTCTGGCTGGGATGCTGTCAGAATCTACCTCGTAGCCTGTGAGCGTTTGTGTCGCACCTGCTAAGTCAACATAATTGATCGAGTCAACAGATAGCACAGGATAGACTGGCAGAGTGATGATGGTCACGCCATCTTGGTTCTCGGTCGGAAAGTCATCACGCTTGAGACGCAAAGTGCGTTGTGCCAGATAGCGTTGCAGATAATCCTCAGCCGCACCTGTCGCTGCCGAGATATAGAGTTCAATCAGATCATCGTCTGGATGCTGACCGTACTCAGTAAATAGACGGAGGTGCTGATGAACTTGCCTCAGGCTCACTGGCTGATAGGTCGCCTGTGTCAGCTGAGTCACGCTCCAGTTGTTTTTGATTGTCTCGTTCATGCTTCACCACTTTGGTCTTGTATGAAACAGCACCAGCGGCAGCCGCTTCTTGGAGTGCTGCCTTCGGAATCTCTTGTCCTTCTTTGATCCAGCCGTACCTTACACTGAAAAACTTGTTTTTCGCTTTCATGTCAATCTCCCGTTAAAGGGAAGCCACTCCCGAAGGAGTGGCGTTCCACAAGGTCTTACAGCGTGAGGTCGCCATAGCCCACACCAGCAGGTGTGAACACACAGAGAGCCGCACGCAACTCGGCACGAACTGTGACCAAGTTTGACTGCACATTGGTGTCGTCTTGCTCAAACATCTCAACAGTTGCACCAGAACGCTGGAACAATGTCATTGATGATGGGTCAACGATGTAGAACTTACCAGCAGGCACATTGTTGTTTGGAACAACTTGCAAGCCCCAGATCATTGGAACAAGACCACCTTGCAGGTAGTTCAAGGCAGCACCTTCACCAGCAATGTAGCGGTCATCAGAAGCACCGACTTTCAGACGCTCCATAGCACCCCAGTCAGCTGGGTTCAAGAACACAGCAGATGGGTTGTAGTCACGACCAATCATGGCGTACTTAGCCTTTGAGATGCTGTCGAACGAATTGTCACCACTCACTGGAGTGTATGCGACATGGCGACCAGCGTCAGCAAGACCAGACAGGTTAGGCGCAGTGCCATTGCCTGAGAGGATTTGTGACTCAAGACGCTGACGGATACCGAAACGCAAGCGAGAGTCAATGTAAGACTCCAACGCAGGCGCATCGTCCAGCACTTGGCGTGACAACTTCAACCAGTGTGCGATGGTGCGAACTGGGTCATTGACCAACTCGAACAGCACATCTGATTGTGGCTTAGTGCCAGCCTCTGCAACTTCAGCAGCATTGTTGGTGAATCCAGGAGGAGAATCCTGCGCTGGGATTTCCCGAGTGTATTCCATGCTGTTTGAAGATGTCGCACCAGTTGGAATGAAGTCCAAGATGGTGTGCTGACGGAATGGACCTGGAACGATGCCAGGCAGACGGTCATAAGGCACAAGCACACGATCTGGTTCTTGTGGAGAGCCACTCTCACCCAAGATGGTGTTCTTCAGTTCAATGCGTGCAGACTTGGTTTGACCAGCCATGAACGACTTGAACGCTTCGCTGTCAACCGCTGACTGACCGAGACTCTTGCGAGCCTGACCAGAGTGGTTCATCTTGGCCAATGATGCAGTTTCAAAGTCTGCAAACTTAGCAGCCAACTCGTCTGACTTCTGGATCAGGCTCTTGTGTTCTTCAGCCAAAGCCTTCACTTCGTCACGCACTTCGTTGGCAGCAGATTTGCTTTCCTTTACCTGCCCTTCGTATTTCTCGATCGCTGAGTCCAAAGACTTCTCAACAGCAGCGATGAGTTCTTCAGTTTTGATTTCACTCATAGTTTTGCCCTTTACTAGGTTTTAAGTTTCAGCGCCTTATACAAGCGCCAGTTCAAGGTTGCCGCCACATCATTGCTGATGCTGTCTTTAGTCTCAGAGTCGCTCTGAGTCAAGGTCTTGATCTGCGATACAATGGCAGTCGCAGCAGACCGACTGAGACCGCAAGCGTCACGCAGGCAGTTCTCAGCATCTTTGAGACTTTCGCATTGTGCGATTGCCTCGCTGATTCCTTTGACTTCGTCAATCTTTGCACCGAGATCGGCAGGCTCCTCAACCACGCTGATCTCAATCAGTTCAATCTCTTTGAGTGTGCGGATGCCAGTCTCTTTGTCGTCCTCGTATTCTTTCGGAATGTAACCAATAGACAGACCATCAACTGCGCCAAACTTCAAGCTGGCGTAGACATCCTCAGCGACAGAGTGTCCTGGCGTTAGCTTGCCTTCGACAAACAATCCCTTGTCGTCCTCGTACATCTTTTCCCATTTGCCGATGACTGGTCCAAAGTGATTCCAACGCATGCGCACTGGTCGCTCTCGGTTCTCAATGGTGTCAGCGTATGCACCCTTGACCACTGTGTCACCATACGAATCGATGCCATCAAAGACTGACGCATAACCTCTGATCATGCGATCATCGTCATCAAAGTCCATCTCTGCGACATCTAGTTTGATTTGTTTGTACTGCATCACTATTCCTCTGCCATTTCGATTCTGGCGTTTGGTGTCATTGAGTTTGATTCACGACCAGACAGCGGCACGATTGCACCATTGGCATAGAGAATCTCTCCACCTTCCATTGGTGGCAGACCTTCATCTCTGCGTGCTTCGTTTGGCGTGATGATGCCAGCGTTGATGCCAGCACGATTTGACTCCATCCGTTCTCTCTTATCCAGTCTTAGCAGGTCGTCAAAGTCATAGGTCACACGCATGTTTTGGCGTTTGCCTTCTGGCAACAAGTGTTGCTTCATTGACTCTGACAATGAGTTGACTCGGTTGCGAAGTGACCGCTTATACCAGCCACGCATGATCTCTGAGATGCCTGATCCCCATGCTGTCGTGCCTGCTGTGTCGTTGATCAGCACCGATGGCACATCCATGAATCGTGCAACATCCTCAACTTGAAAGCGTCTGGAGTCGAGTAGCTGGATGTCTGTGGGGTTCATGCTGATTGGTTGGAACTTCATGGAAGCCTCAAGAACCATCAGCGTGTCTGTGCCGCCTTCGGTCAAGTCTTTGAATCGTTGGCGAACCAGTTGACGCTGATCGTCTTTGAGTGTTCCATCAATGGTCAGAACGCCTGATGGCTTGCCTGCGTTCTTGAATACCTGCCCAATCCTACGGTCACCAGCCAGCCCAACTGACACAGCGTTGCGTGCATAAGCCAGCGGAGACAGCCCCACGATGCTGTTGCCAAACATCTTCCAGTGCCAGATGTTCTCTGCGGCATAGGTCACCACACCGCCATCGTGGTGGTAGTGATAGACAATCGTGCCATCCTTCAGCAACTCAACCTCAACCTGACCAGAGTTGAGTGGCATCAATCCAACCAGACGACCGTTGGAATAGATCTTGTGAGCGTATGCGTTGCCAAACACAACATGGTTCAGCACGAATGTCTCGAAGAACTCCACCCGATTCTGGTATCTGTTGATGCGCTTTTTCAGTAAGATGCTAAGGTCTGAATCATCCCTGACTGTCCATCTTTCGCCATTCCATTCTTCAATCATTACAGGCAAGCTGGCGATGGTCTCAGCCCACAGTCTTGCAGCCGCCCAGAACGCTGACAACTGCATGGCAGTGTCGAATGTGACAGGTTCAAGCTGCTCACCAGTACGTTCTGTTGGCTCAATAAATTGGACACCTTTCTGCCTGCTCAAACTGCGTGAGCCAAGCCCGAACCATGTCCAGGGTCTGAATAGTGATCTCATTTAATAACTCGCTATGATTGGGTCATTTAGAAATGCGTCAAGGTCAATCTCATCATGCTCATCCGCTAGTTTTGCCATCGCACCAACAGCCATAGCCAGTGCGACCATGCCATCGATGCGACCACTTGATTTGTCTTTTGCCAGCTTGCGATTGCCTGCTGGGTCTTGTTGCACCACTGCATTGGCGGCACACATCCTGAGAACAGGCTGCATGCCATGTGACATCTTGTCGTTTAGCAGTATGGATTCCAACTCTCTAAGCGCTGGCGACATGTCTCGGAAGCCCTGACCAAATGGCACAAACTTCTCAATCTCGTGGTCTGTGAATCCAGCCTTGATGAGCCAGGGTTGCAGGTGCTTCATGCCCCAGCGGTCAAACGCAAGAGCCTTGATGTCATGCTCATCAAACAACTCACGCAACCTGTGAGCCACCCATTCGTACTCGATAGACTTGCCTGGCGTCAGGATCAAATGACCTTGATCAGCCCAGACATCGTATGGCACACGATCCTTTTGTGACTTCTCAGCGATGCCATGAGCAGGCAACCAGAACTCACAGTGGACTGCATAGTGCTCATCAACCAACACCAAAGCAGTCAAGTCATTGACTGTGGACAAGTCAAGCCCAGCATATACAACGCCATCAAGATCCAGCTTGCCGCCATTGGCATCCCACACCTTGCGGGACACAAATGGATTTCGTGCCTCGACTCGTTGATTTAAGATCAGATTGCGAAAGCCAGACTCAGCACTGGGCAGACGCTTGGCAGTCTCAGCCATCGCCATCACTTCGTCAGCGTTCTGGAAGTCACCGAACGCTGGGTTTGCCAGCCTGATGGTTTCCTCGCTGAATGGGTCAGCGTCATCTGGTGCGCTATACATTGACAGCACCACTCGTTTGTCGGCTTCAGTCTTAGCGTCATCAATCAGCAGTGACAGCAGATCGCCATCGGTGGCAGCCTGCGTTGAGATAATGATTGACAGCGGATTGTCATGCGCTGCTGATGCGGTCTCCAGTGCGTCATACAATTCCGACCTCGGACCTTTAACCTGACCCAGTTCGTCATGCACAACAAACACTGGCGACAGCCCATACGCTGTTGATGCGTCAGCAGATAGCGCCCGATAGCTTGTGCCGAGTTCAGAACAGACCAGCATCTTTGCCGAGTCCTTAATGGTCACCCACTCAGAGAGCGTTGGACTCATGCGCACAATCTTGGCAGCCAGCCCAAACAGGATCGCTGCCTGCTCTCTGGATTGCGCTGCCGAGTACAGCTGGCTGTTGGCTCTGGCGGCTGGACCGACCAGATGGCTCAGAAGCAAGAACGCACAGAGCGCAGTCTTGCCATTCTTTCTCCCGAATGTGACGATGGCTCGCCTAGTCCCAGATGTGTTGTCGTAGATTTTGCTGATCTCATCTTTCTGCCACTGACGCAAGACGACTGGCTTGCCAACATCACGACCCTCTGGGATGCGACATTCTTTCTCAATAAAAGTGACAATCTGAGTTGAAGTTACGCTTCCCACGGTCTCTTGACTTGATTGGGTTTTTTGCTTTTACTGTCTCTCGTAGCCTGTGGAGTAATCCGCAAGCGTGTGGCAAGACTCGAAAGCGCACGACCCTCTCGCTCTTGCATCTTAAGAAGTCGATCATATTCCTGAACATCGAACTCATCCTGCGCCTCTAGTCGTTTGATTAAGTCAGCCACTCGTCTGGCAGTCACCGCATGGCGACAGTACATCACCAGCACCTCGATTGCTTCTGGTCGAAACCAGTCAGCAGGTAACGCATCCACCACCTTTGCCCAGATCGCTGATTGCTCATCGGTCAGGGTACTAGGTGGTTTCGGTCTATCAAATCCGTTGATAGGCACGACAGACGCTTCCAGAGCACTCTTTCTTCCTCTTTCGCCCATGTCCAAACCTTTTTTCTGCCCAAAATTG